GGTATTGATTATGTTCAATCAGCAAAAGACAATGCCAATATTGGTACGTTTAACTCAAACTATCACTGTCTAAAGAAAATGACGGTTCTTAGAAAGTTTGCAGAAAACGGGGTTGACATTAGTGACATTTATAATATCCATACAGAAGATATTAAACTACTGGAAGAACAGCAAAAAAGACTCAGCCAGCTATCAGAAGAAGATATTGTTAATCATTTTACGCAGGTAGTAAGTGGAATTAGAAATGAGGTTTCGGATTGGCAAAACAATTCATCATCTTTCTCTGCTGGTGATGATATTGAGTCGTTTATCGAACATATCAATGATGAACCTCAATTTGGTTATGGGTTCAAAGACACTTTTATGAACTCATTAACCGGCGGAATGCAACTTGGTAAGCTATATCTACGCTCAATGAAAACTGGTGGTGGTAAGTCACGTCTTGGTATTGCAGATTTAATTAACGTGTCCGCAACGGAACAATATAATTGGCACAACAAGAAGTGGGTCAAGAATAACGATGTAGATGAGTCATTATTCATTTCAACATAATTGGATTAAGATGAAATTCAAATGATTCTTCTATCTGCAATTACGAATCTGGCGCCAGAAATTATTAGACGTGGTAATTTTGACCCTGAAACTAAGAAGATTATTAATCATGCCGCCAATGTTTTGCATGATTCACCATTGATGTTTAAGGAAATTCAAGATTTTGACATTGACGACATTATGTCAATTATTGATGAGTACGTGTTTAACTACGATGTCAAATACATTGATTTTGACTACATTCAAGCCGTTCCTAAGTTATTGCGGTCTGGAGCTAAGCTATTTGGTGGAAGAGATGTCCGTGATGATAGAATCTTACTAGCATTAACAGATAAGCTACGGGCAAAGGCCAAAGAACTTGATGTGTATATCATGTCATCAACACAAATCTCGCCTTCTGGGGAAATGGACTACGAATCGTCACGTACAGAACGTGCCCTACGTGATTCAAAGTCAATCGCCGATAAGATTGATGTTGGTATGATTGTTGCGGAAGCTAACTCCAAAGATAAGAAAAACCTAGAAAAACTTATTAACAACACCGATATAAATCCATACGGATTGGAACCTAACATGGGAAATTTCATCTACAAAAATCGTTTGGGTAAGAAATCAATTGTCATTTGGTCTTACGTTAACTTAGGAACATTATACAGCTATCCACTATTTGTAACTGATTATCAATATAACCTAGTTGATGTGCCGCGTACAAAGATTGAGGTCGGCAGTGATGGTATCTTTGGGGTTAAAGAAGACCTTATATTCTAGGAGGTATGTGTGGTGGACTATTATAAAGGTGATTTAATTAAGGTTATAAAATACTATGGCCTTGATTATAAAGAGGGAAATGACTACTACCAATTAAGAACATATTGTCATCACCAAGATGGTGACGGTAATTATAAATTGTACGCATACTTTAACGACAACGATGTCGTATCTTTGTACTGCTACTCAAACTGTGGGTCTATGAACCTAGTAGGGTTTATTATGCACTACAAGGAGGGCGATTACCACACTGCACAGAGCGAGCTTGATGGAATCATTGGTAGGCGCCATATGGTTGGGTTCGTAGCGCAAGAGTTATACAATCCAGCTAAACAGCTTGAAAAAAGACATGAAGATAAAAGTATTAAAGATATTAAGAGATTAAGTGCGGGGATATTAAGTTCTTATAGTAAGTACGCGTATGGCGGTTGGGTGAACGAAGGAATTAGTGTAAGAACACAGGCTAAGTTTTGTATCAGATATTCAATACCAGAAAATAAAATTATTATTCCGCAAGTTAATGGTGATGGAGAGTTGATAGGAATACGTGGACGTAGTCTTGACCCGTATGAAGTTGAGATGTTTGGCAAGTATCGTCCTGTGAAGTTTAGAGGTCAAATGTTGTCATATCCGACAAGTCTAAACTGGTATGGACTTTATCAAAACAAAGAGACCATTATGAGAACAGGACAAGTAATTATTTTTGAATCAGAGAAATCTGTAATGCAACTTGATACAATCATGAACGGAAACGGTAACGGTTTAGCACTCTCTGGTTCTAGTATATCTGATTGGCAGATTAATGAATTGATGAAGTTGGACATCAATGAAGTAGTTGTTGGACTTGATAAAGATTATCGAGACGAGAACGGATATAATATTCATGCCAATATGATTGTAAAAATGTTCAGTAAACTGTTGATTAGATTTAACGTTTCTGTTATATTTGATGATATAGATGGGATACTTGGATATAAGGATAGCCCCACTGATTGTGGTAAGGAAGCATTTTTAAAACTAATGAGAACGAGAAAGGTGTTATCATGAAAATTGTAAAAAGTGACGAAAAAACTGTGAATGAACAGATTGATGGATTTAATATCAGTATTACGCCAAAAAGCGTGGGAAATGTAGTCGAACAAGCAATTGAATATCGCAAACAGAAAGTTTGGGGGGCAAGCGATGGAGTTGTAGATTGTGAGTGCTTGCCTTACAAGGACGAATTGAACGCAATTGCTGACGACTTGCACGATAATGACCGTGAAGTGGCTATCCTAGTCGATGTCGATGTCGATGGTTACATGTCAAGCGCAATTATTTATAAGGCGTTAAAGGCCATTAACGGCGATTTAAACATTGATGTGCTTTTGCCGAACGCAAAATTACACGGTATTAAAGCCAACATTGGTTTAGTTACTAAGGATTATGATTATCTGTTCCTACCCGATAGTTCTAGCAACGACCTTCATGCAATTGCCGAATTGGAAAAGGGTGGGACAAGATGTGTCGTAATCGACCACCATATTTTATCCCAAGAAGAATATCTACTTGATAATCCCGACAAGTTTCTAATTGTCAGTAATCAATTTCAAGATTCGGAATTGGATAGGGAATTGACGGGCACTGGCATGACACTATTAGTCACTAAGTTGTGGAAACAGCATTATGATATTGAACCGTGCTACGATTTGGCGGCCGTGGGACAGATTGGTGATATGAGCAACTTGAATGACGTTGGGGTTTATGGGATTGTCAAAAAAGGTTTTTCAGAGATGAATAATAAAATGCTGATTGAGTTCTTTAAAGATGACCCTGAAATCTTATCTGTGAAACACCTCCAATTCTCTCTCGTTCCGAAAATCAACGCCGTGTCGCGCATTGGTGAGCATGATGAACGAAAACTCATTTTCAATGCACTAATTAATAAAAATGATGTAAAGCCTGTGAATGTAAGGCATAAAGGACAAGATGGGCGAATGCACACAGAAAGCGTTGATATGGGTGTTTACAAACGCGCTAAAAGAATGCTTGACAAGGTAAAGGGCCGACAAGGTAGGCTTGTTAAAAAAGCGTTAAAAGATATTGAGTGGCTGACTGATGGTAGCGATGGTTTTAACGCTGTTGTACTTGACAAAAAATTTGATAAAGGTATCACAGGATTGGTTGCAAACAAGCTTCTCGGAAATACTAAGCAACCAACGCTGGTGTTGAAACGCAACGGTAACAGATTTGATGGAAGTGGACGGTTCCCTCAAAATATTAACGGCCTCAAACTGTTGCAGAGTGTCAATGCTTTCGCCGCAGGACACGAACAAGCCTTTGGCGTTGGTTTCACAGAAGACCAGTTCGATGAAGTTTCAAAAGCAATCGAAACAGCGGCAGAGCAAGCCCCAGATTACGTTTATCAGGTGGACGGAGCTTTCGTGAATGAGATTCCGAGCTTGAATGAAATTCGTGAAATCTATCAGAAATCTGTGCTCTTCCGTGGCGCTAAAGATGAAATTCAGTTAGCTATTTTAGGGTTAAAAGTAAGCAAGAAAGATATTGTACTAAAAAATAATTGGCTGAAAATCAAGGTTGGTGATGTTGTAATCAACGACTTCAATGCGACAGATGAAATCAAGCACTATGTAAACGTAGGATTTGGAGACAAATGTTTCAGTTTTGTTGCGAACGCTGGTTTCAATTTCTGGGGAAGAGAACCTACGCCAACACTAATTGCCGAGAAAATGGTTCCAAGTGAGGGTGTGACTGTGGCCGTCAGCAAAAATAATTTTGTGTTCTGAAACGAGAGGCGAAAGCCTCTTTTTTATTTTTTGAAAAAATGATTGACTTTTTGTCTTAGGGGGTTTAAAATATAAATATAAATTAAAGAAAAGAGGATTTTTAAAATGAACGAAAAATAAAAGGAGATTTGGCGTACTTATCCAGAGTTTGGCTTTATCCGAGGAAGTAATTTTGGGGGAGTGAGAACGGTTGACAGGATTGTTGTAAGAAAGAACGGACGAAAATATCAGACAGAGGGGCGGGTTTTGAAGCAAAATCCCGACAAAGATGGCTATCTATATGTGCAATTCAGTATGAATGGAAAAATGGTTCACCGATTCGTTCATAGGATTGTCGCCTCGTGTTTCCTACCAAACCCTGATAACCTGCCACAAGTGAACCATAAGGATTGCGACAGGGTTAATAACAATGTCAAAAATTTGGAATGGTGTGACGGTTATTATAACCAGCGTTATCGCGAGGAACATGGAGAAGCGTTTGGTCGTCCCGTGATTGCGATTGACATGAAAACAACAGAAGTTTTACGCTTTCGTTCGCAACATGAAGCCGCTCGCGAACTTGGGCCTAGTCAAGGAAACATTGGTAATGTTATCAGAGGCCAACGCAACCAAACTCATGGTCACTGGTTCACAAACGCCGATAACAACGCTGTCGAAGCTACGAGAGCTAAGTTCGGCGATGAGGTTGCTAATAAAGTTTCAGAATTGATGAGTGGAAAAGAATTATAATCAGTTTAAAAAATATTTAACAAAAGGTAGCCATACCTGTTACAATATAAAGTGTGGAAGATAATAACAAATCGGAGGTGCAATTGATGAAGTATAGAGAATTAACAAAGAAAGAAGCTCATAACATGACAGTTAAGAGTATTGAAAATTCTAGGGGTAGTAAGAGTGCCAGCTTAGAATTCGACAAGCAAAAGATTATGAATGATATTTATACCCTTAGTGGAGATGGGTTTAGTGTAACTTCCGCGGTATATAAAAATGATAAGTGTGATGGGTATTTTGAAAGTGAAGATTTTTTGATGGAAAACTATAAGGATATTAAAAAATGGCTGGTATCTTTAGGATATAAAGTGTCACTGTACCCGGCGGCATGGGTTCCATGCAATCAACACTTTTTAACAATTGAATGGAAGTGAAAATAATGCTTAAACAACGTATTCATCACTGGGTAAGGGTATCTAACAAGCCTTGGCTAAAATCTTTCGGGGCGGGTGTCGTATTAAAGTGTTCCATCTGCCACAGATTTATTAATGTAAGTGAAGAAGAAGCAAGTAAATTGGAATCTAAAACTAGATTAGCACGATTATAGGAGGAAACAACAATGGAAGCAAAAAAGTTCTTTAGCACGTTATTCGATGATATGGGTAAAAAGGTTGTAATGATTAACGAAAAAGATAGAAAAATTAGTGAGTCCCCAGCAGGGTTCTCATGGACGGTTTTGATTTTTGGTTTTTGGCCCGCACTGCTACGAAAGGATTTTCTAGGAGCATTAGTAATTCTAATTATCAATGCTAGTACGGGATTCAACTCCGTATTTTATATTTTAGCTTCTGTTTTAATTTCTATTTTCTATAACTACACGTATATCAGCAGAAAAATTAACAAAGGATATGAATTGCCAACAGATAATAGCAGAGAATTACTAAAAAAACATGGTTATGATGTGAACGTAGCCTTACACAATGGGGGTGATAACAATCAATAAGTTCGTTAAGATTATGTTACTGCTATTATCATACTTAATTGTACTGATTGCCTTATCCAATTTTACAGAAATTCTTAAAGGCACTAGTCTTAAAGACACGCTATCTATGATTGTGTTAACAACTATCTATTCCTACCTTATTTCAGCTATTGAAAAGGAAACTTTTAGAATTAAACTTAGTTGGTTAGGGGTAGCACTGTATATTGTCGGAGTAATTGGGTTTATCCTGTGTTCTTGGTTAAATCAAAATAGTGGAAGCACTTGGATTTTGTCAATCCTTTCAACAGCGTGCTTAATTACAGGGGTTGTTCGTTCAAATGAATAATTATAAAGAGTTCAAGACTCTAGGCGATTCTAATGCTTGGGCTAAAGAACGACATCTCGTTTGGTATACTAACTTTATCAGGGGAAGTGGATATGACCCCGTAGATGGATTGAAAGAACATGCTGGCGAAAGTGTAAAGTATGTCATAACAAAAGTTGGTAAAACGTATCAGCTTTTCTATAAGGGGAGATGATTGATATGTCATGGTATGCAAGACGAAATAAGAAAGTGTGTTCATACTGCGTGCCGAAGGAGTTCTTTGATTTTTATGGACGCACTAGCATTGGCTCAAGAATGGTTAAATCAGACGAAGAATTATATTACCTAGATGATAATGGATTCAGAAAATTAGACAATAATGATATTGTGGTATTCAACAAAAACAAATCCTACTGGTCGGAAGAAGATATCCATGTCATTCCGAAGAGCGAATTTGATAGCGAATATGCTATCGTAAAAAGTATGTCCAACATTGATAGATTCTTAATTGAGTTTAGCTCACACATGGGTATCGATAGCATGGTAAAAGTCTTTAAGAAAATGTTGGAAGAACTTAACAATGAACACTCTAGTAAAAACACCAACCTAAAGAACCAACTGCAATGGATTGTTAATAATCAGGACGTATTCCTATATATGTTATCATAATTGTAGTTATAGACCCTAAACAGGGTCTTTTTTTTATTTTTTTAAAAAAATACTTGCTTTATTGTGGCTAAGGCTATATAATTAAAATATAAACTAAAGGAGGAAATAATGATGTTAGAACAATGCAACAAATATAGCATACGAGTTTGTGCCTTTTCCGATGAGGATTACGTAATCCAGCGCTTGTATTTTAACAAAATTAAAGGGGCTGGTTTCAAGATTGAAGACAGACACGACAGTGATGGCGACAAAGCCAGTTATGTTGATGATTTTGACTTTAGAGATTTACCAATGTTAATGAAGGTACTAGGTGAAGATTTAATCGTGACTGATGACGGGCCAGAAGAGTATGCGGTAACTATTTATGATTTACCTTTTATAGTAGGAGGAAACAAAAAATGAATTTTGGAGAAGCACTTGAAGAATTAAAATCTGGTAATCGCGTTGCACGTAAAGGCTGGAATGGCAAAGGCATGTTTGTTTATTTGGAAAGTGGAACTCTAATTACCCCAGATAAGATTCGTAACTTGACGCTCGCTAAGTCTACCCCTGATAGTCAAAAATATATCGATATTAACCCACATATTGATATGAAATCAGCAGATGGTTCAATCGTTGTAGGTTGGTTAGCTAGTCAAACCGATATGCTGGCTAATGATTGGTTCGTAGTCGAATAACGATGGCTAATTCCAATTAGATGGTGGTGTGATTATAAATGGCGATAATCTACAAGGATAAAGGTGGTTTGAATCTGCTGTGATAGGCTTTATAACGGACTAAAATCAGAATAAAATTACCATTTTATGAAAAGAGGGAAATAATGAAAGATTCGCTTGATATTGTGTGTCCGTGGTGCGGAGAAGTAGGCTCGAATGACTGTATTTACTATCACACCGATTTTAAGACACAATGCGCCATCT